ATTTGACCATCGTATGTCAACTGTTTGCAAATCAAAATTTTCTGTATTACTGTACAAAGACTGAGGAATATGTTTAAGCTCTCTCAAATAAAATATTCTATCACTTATAATATCAAATTTATTTTTTTCCAATTCCACATCATAGCAAGGTGTGCATCTTGGTGCAGGAGTATTTGCTAACATGAGATCTTTGGTTGTTAAATTTTTTTCTCCGTGAAGAATTTGTTCAATTGAATTTTCTTTTATATTTCCTATAACTCCCGAGCTACGAATGCAATTTTTAACATTTCCATCAAAATTATACATAAAACCAGTCCATGGAATAGGACAAAAATTTTGATTAGTAAGATACTGTTTTGGAGTCATTGGTAATTCACACCAATTGAAAAGTCATATACTTCAATATTGTCATTTAAATTAAGTATTTTAAAAACTTCTTGCGCCCATTCGTTTACATCTGCATATGGATGTGGACTAGTTTGATTTGGCTGAGTGGCTACAGCACCTGGCCTTACTAAAATCAGTTTTGGCCAATTTTGCAAATATACTAATTGACGATGTGCTTCTTCTAGAGCAATTTTTTGTACTCGATATTCCATCATTTCTACACCAGGTAAAGTGCTTACCGGAGATAATGTCATACATGTACTAACATTTATAATTTTTTTACCTTCTATGCCTTTCCAACGTTTGTAAATTTCAAACAATAATTCTGTCTGAGCAAATCCTGCCTGAGCATTGTTTATAAAAATGTCACAAGACTCAATTTCAGATGCAATTTTTAGAACACTACGAATGTTGTATCCGTTTCTTCTACTCAAGCCAATTATGTTATGCCCTTCAGATTGATATAGTTTTGCCAAAGCATTACCTATACCGGCGCTGTGTCCTGTTATTGCTATTTTCATGTTAGATAGTTTATTAGATTGTTGTAAAATGTAAAACTTGCAACTAGACGAGGATGGGTTATCTCTTTGTTGATTTTATTAACACTGTGTGGTATAGCAGAATTAAAAACTATAGGTTGATTCATATCTTTTAACTCTGCAATTATTTTAGCGTGTTTGATATTTGATAAATCAATAACTTCTTTGCCAAATTGATTACGTATAATTGGACATAATTCTAATTCATCTTGTGATATATGATACCAACGATTGACCCAACCTTGCGTATGTGCAACCGGAAAATTAATTTTAGCAATCACAGGTGCTTCATCGATGTGTATAGGTAACTGTGTATCATCTATGCAAATTGTTACCGCTGAATCTCTAACCAATAGTTTTTGATCATGAAAAAATTTGACCAGTGTCGGACACTTCTCACACAACTGTTTAGTGTTTAAAAATTGCCATCCTAATTTGTTGGTGCTAAGATTTTCATCATGTACATGTTTGTAAATTTCGTCAGCAATAATTTTGACTGTTTCATTTGGTGTATCAATTATAGAATAAGGTTTCATCATAGTCCACGTAACTCTTTTTGTTTCTTTATAAACTCATCTAACTCTGTTTGATTATTTTTACCTACAGCTACAATCTTGGGAAACATTGTTTTATACGGTAAAGTTAAATTATTTTGATGTTTTACATTTAATGCATCAGGTGAATGTAAAAAAGCATAAGAGTGTGCTAATTGATGACTGGCAACAAATCGTTTGATCAATATAAAGTTGTGAATATTTAATGCACTAACTGTGGTCCAGGTATTTAATTCTAGCTTGGGTATTCTTTTATAGTGCATTAAATTCTCGTAAAACTTATTCCATTTAATTGGCCACCTAACATAATCGTGTACTTCTTCTATACCATCTAAACTGACCGTCACTATTATTTTAATTCCTCTATCAATTAGTTGTTCAATTTCATCTATTATAATTGAACAATTAGTGTTGATCCTTATAGATTTTACATTTAACGGAGGATTTTTTAAAATTTCTCTGTAATTTTTACTAGCACTGGGCTCTCCACCATTAATATCTAAGTGAACGATTCTGTCTATTGGTAATTTCCAAAATTTATTTGTATTATCAACTATTGGATATGTTTTTGAAGTGAGGCTACCAATCTTAGTGCTTAGTTCTGCATTGCAGGTTAAACAACCACTGTTACAAATATTGTCTAGTACTCCTCCTACTATTAAATAATCTGATTTGGTTTGTTTTTGATTAAATTCTATTGCATGTAATCTGATACTTGTGCCGTTTACGGATTCTGTTTCCTGACATCTTAAGCATTCTGCAGGTTGTACTTGTTCTCTAATGTTAACTAGCCAATCACTATGCTCCATCTCTAATAGAGATTCAAATTGAGGAGGATTTATCATATGACCACATCGACTTACCGTTCCGTTGGTATTGAATCTAACATAATGATCTAGTCTAGGACATTGCATAAATCAATGCTCCGTTGAATAACTTCTTTATATACATCCGGATATCTATGTTGAATTGTTTGTACAATTAGTTTAAATGATACAGTTTTTCCTAATAGGTCTTGGGTCAATACTTTATCAACGGACAAATAAAAATATAATTTTTCTGTACCAAGAATTTCGTCTAACAATGGATCTTGGCTTTGATTGAATTTCAGTGAAGTAATGTCTGACAATGTGTCTATAGAATTAATTCTGATCTTGGCACGAGTAAATCGTTGTAAATTTACTAGCCAATGAAACTGCGGACAAAAATGTCTGTTTAGAAAAAGATAATTGTTAATGAAATGTAGTACTGTGGCTCTATCAAGAGCTTGATTATGTTGTAAAAATGTATTTACACCGGTGACAAAACGATCGTAAGGATTTCGAACATAAATGTCTATTACTGGAACATTCTTAAGTTCATCATAATCCAATAGTCTAAATCCAGAATTGTATAAACTACTACTACCGTTTTTGTATATAGGATAAACATACCGTTGTGATGGTACTATTTCTAATACATCACAACGGTCTGGAAAAATGATGTTATCAATTTGAGATAACATACAATAATCTTACTGTTTACTACGATTACGAATCATGGCCAAGATATCCTCGGCTCGCTGACTTGATGGTTTGGTAGTAGCAGCTTGCACAGGTGCAGTTGCTACTGGTGCATCGTCCTCTTCATCTGCATCAAATGGCGCAGCAGATTGAGCTACGGCAGGTGCTGCCTTGGCTGCTGGAGCAGGTGCAGCAGTCTCCACATCATCACCACCACGACCTTGAAAGCCGCTAGGCTTGTAATACTGGCTCCAACGATCTGGATCGTATGCTTGACCATCCACTGACGCTTCAAACATTTCCTTGAGAACTCGGAGTTCTACTTCGCCTGGACGCTTGGGCAAGAAGTCTGCCAAGTTGTAAAGACCAAAACTGTCAATTGCCGCTTGTTCTTGTGCAGTTAGTGCAGTCTCTTTACGGCTCCATTTGCTGGTGCTGTAGTCTGCATAACCACCTTTACTAGTTTTTGTAACAGTAAAATCCAACCCAGCGGTGTAATCAGTAGGCATGCTTTCTATTTCTGGGTCCATTAGTCCAGCCTTGATCAAATTAAAAATCTGGGGACTAATAACGAATCTAAGAATAGGATTCTCTGGTGTTTTGTCGTCCGCTAGTGGATTGTCTCTTACAAAACCTTGGAATAGATATGACTTCTTCTTCCAATACTTGCGACCCATTTCTTCTAGTCCTGGATCCTTAAACCAAGTACGTACCTCTGCCAAGATAGGACAGGCGTCGCCATACATTTCCACACACGGTACTTGAACAACAACTGGCTTACTATCTGCCTGTCCTTTAATACCTGCGAATGGCAAACGAATCATCAGTCGCTCAACCCAAAAGAATGAATTGTTTGTGTTTGCGTCTGGTAGGAATCGTATTTTTGCACTTGAGCCTTCTGGAATGTTCCAGTGTGCATAGATGGCGTTGTCGCCTTGTGATTGACCGCCTTGTGAACGGTTTTCTTGTGCTTGTAGTTTAGCGCGAATTTCTGCTAGTGATGTGGCCATAATGTTTCTCCTTATAAAATGCCATAATGTTTGTGCCTAGATATACAACTGCACCGTGCAATTGTATAACAT